TTGGGTGATGTGCTGGTGGAGGTGTCTAACCCTCGTGTAGAGGTGCAGATCACCACGACAGGCGTGATGATCCGCCCAAAGACCGGGGAACAGCGCCTGTGGCTGAGTACCGCTGACGCGAAGTTCTTGGCATCAGTCGTGAATCATGGGGAAGAGCTCTTGGCGGGGATGCCGGAAGGGCTCACATATTTCCCACGTTAGACGAACTTTGCGCTACCGGTGTGTGTTGCTGGACCGTCGTAAAACACAAACGGAATGTGCTCAGAAAGATTGACATGGATTTTTGGTTTTCCATCTTTAACCGTAAAGAGCTTGAGCGTTACGAGTCCTGGATATTTGTTGTCACGGAGCATGGCTAGCACTTCTTGAGCTGTCTCATCATCAAGTACTGGCCATTCTGTACCGCAGTAGAACAACTTCAACATGATTAATCACCTCCTTCCCGGGGCAGGCGGCCCTAGGGGAAGGATAATCCCCGAGAGAAAGTAAGTGGAAGTAGAAGAAATGACAAGAACGAGTGATTCTGTGGCGGTTGCCATAGCTGAGCGGTATCTGGCGGATGCGGTCGAGCATTCTCAAGTTTGGGAGACCCATTATCCCAAGCCTGAAGGCGACCCCAGCCAAGGGGCTTTGGCCTCGTCAGAAGAGGCTTCTGTTCGTTTGATCGAAATAATCCTGGAATACGCCAAAGAGACCGAGGATGCGTTGCTTCATGTTGGTGCTGCTTTTGACGCGAATTTTACTTATGCGACTGCGATAAGGCTTGCCGAGGATGGTGGGGCTCATTCCATTCGTGGAGTCAAACTGAGCAGTGACCGTTTGGGCTGGTCTGTTGTTGAACTGAGCATTACCACTGTGCGGCGTATTGCTTATTTTTGCCGGCAACGATCGCTTGTTGATCGTATCCGGGTTTATGGACAGTTGGTGCACTATTTTCATGGGCTACTGGGGCCTTGGAAGTGTGTTGCGGCTGATGCTTCAAGTGAGTGCATTTCCGGCTTAATCATAGCTATTGAGCTGTTGGTGACGTCGCTTAATGAGTACCACAGTGAGGGGCATGGTGCCGTCGTAAAGCAGGATCAGGAAGTCTCCTAATGGCGTCGCGTTATATGTCAACCCGGGAAGCCGCGGAGTATCTGCGGATTTCAACCCGTACCCTGCAGCGCTATGCCAGGGAGGGGCGACTGTCTCGGATCCGCCTTTCAAGGCAAAAGATTTTGTATATCCGTGCGGAGGTGGAGGAGCTGGTGGAGCGCAACACCTATCGCATCTAGACAAGCTATCTCAGCCCCGCCGCCGGCGGGTTATCCGGCACCAGGCCCATGAAATGGCCGCATCCTTCCGGGCTTCATATGGATGCTGCTGGTTCGAATCCAGCCATGGGCACCAAGCGCCACGAGGTGTGGTGCGTAAACCTCTTCAAGAGAAAGGAATAACAATGATGAGCGGTGCGGAGTTGGGGGCTGGTGTGGTTGATATGAGCATCCCAGTGAGCGATGGCGCCCCTATCCAGTTCCATTTGCACCTGCACGCGGACACAGAGCGGGATTGCACGATCGACCTGGTGGCCACGGATGAGGGGATTCAGATTCGGCTCCGGGGTGCGCAGCCAGTGGATGATGGCGTTTTGGATGCGTTGCCTGATGAGTCGATTGCTGATGCTACTGCTGTTTCGGATGTGGATGACCCGATTGATATTGCTGTGGATGATCTCCTGAAGCGTTGGGATGACGAGTGTGATAGCGATGATGGTGGTGCTGCCACAGGGGAGGCCGCCCAGGGCGATTCGTATCCTGCTCCGAAGCCGTTACCGCAGGATGATGCCACGCACGTGTACCTGGGAAAGCTTTTCGACTGGACCATTGCTGAGCGCGTCGATGATGGTGTGGTCTTCACCCGCGGGGACCGTGGTGAGTTGTTCCGGGTGCCGGAGGAGCGGTTCGAGGAGATGCGTAACCTGTTTGTCCTGGAAGATACCGGGCTTATCACGGTCAATATCGACGGTTTCCGCGTCTGTCGTGAGGACTGGGCCGCACACATCTTCGATGGTGACATCTTCTTTGAAGCGATCCCGGCTGAAAAGTTCGCCACGCTGACTCGCCTGTTCACGTAGTCGGCGGCTTCACCTAAACCCCTTGATAATTTTGGTCCCTCGCTGGGGAAGGCGGGGGACTGCATGAAACACACTCCCAAGACCAGAGAAAGGAAAAGAAATGTCCTGGAAACGTATTGGCCAGTCTAACACCTACGAGGCCCACTTGGCGTATAAGTCGCTACGCCGTCACGCTGCGGGTAAGAAAATGACCGCTGCTGGGCGTCGGGCGATGCTGAACATGGGCTACATCGACGAGGACGGTGCGATCACCGTGATCGGCAAGCACGTGCTCCGCGGCGGCGACTAACAACCTAACAACCATCGCTGTGGCGCAATTGAAATGAAAGAAGGAAATAATGACCGAGATTGATAAGCGGTTTGATTACCGCACCCTGGATGCTGAGACCCGCAAGCGGCGGGTTCAGATGGGCAAGAAGATCAAGGCTTTAGCTATTGAGCTGGATGCTCTGCTGGCTGATGGCTGGGAGAAGAAACAAGCACTGCTGCGTCTGGAGGAGACCATGATGTGGGCCAACGCGGCTATTGCGCGGGAGGGAAAATAATTATGAGCCAGTTGCAATTGAAGCTGCGGATCCGGTTTCGGCCGGGTGTGGAGCGAATCGGTCTTTTCGGTGCTTTCACCGGCCAGTCGTACCCGGATTTGTGGGAAGTGTTGTGGGGCGGTGAGCTCATTGCGTCGTTCCGCAGTTGGGGTGATGCGGTGGCGTACGCCCACATGAAACTGGTTGAGGCCCAACAAGAACGATATATGGCGTTAGTGCGGACCGCTACTCGGCCACGTCGTCAGTTAGCACTGGAGGCTGCATAATGACGAATCTGAATTACCTGGAGGCGGATGCAGCGTTGATCGTTGCTTGTCTGCCTGAGGAGATCGACGACGAAATCACCAAGGAGCAGTTGCCACTGTTCTACAACTATGCGCTGCTGATGCGGGCAAAGGGCACCAATACGCAACTAGAAGATGTGCATGACGCATGGTCGGCGTGGGCGTCTGCTGCCCGGCCGGACCACCCCGCGCTGGTGCCTTTTGAAGAGCTCACGCCGGAGATTCAGGCATTGGATCAGCCGTTCTTGGAGGCTATCCGGGAGGCTGCTTTGGTTCGAAAGGACGGGGTGGCGGTATGGCTGCGCCAAGATTAGATCAAGAGTTGCTGCAAAGCCTCAACGGCGCCTGGAGCGGTATGGAGCGCACCATGGCGTGGCAGCAAGAAGTAATCAAAAAACTGATGGAGCGATCGGCATCGCTGGATGCGCTGCATAAGGCGGTGGATGCCACGGACCGTATCAATAAGCTGCACACGGAGCTGGATCGGGTGAATAAAGACAGGCAGGCATTGCGCATCGAAAACCGCCAGCTGGAGAAGCAGCTGTCCAATGCGGTGCATTCCAGTGATTGGGATGAGTTGAGCGAGCTTGCGGAAAACGCTCGGGAGAAAGTTCTGGAAGTGGCGGATTTGGTGGCAGGGTCCGGTGCTGCTGCTACTTCGGCACCAGCATTGACCGAGCTGATTACCCGTATGGGGGCGGTGACCGCCAAGCTGCGGGAAATCGTCGACGGGTCTGGCGGCGCTGGTGTGGCTACTGGCGCCGATGCTGGATCGGGGAGCAACCATGCCTGAGAAGATGCCGGCACGCTCCAAACTGGTTGTGGATATTCGAGAGCTGCAGCGTGCTATCCGCGCGGTGGTCGGGGTGACGGACCGCAAACCGGAAATCTATGATGTGGTGCGCCTCATCACCTACGTCGGGAGCCTGCTGGTGGTTGCCGCGAACCCCCAGCATGTGGTGCAGGCTGTTGTGGGCACCTACTTCGATGCGGTAGAAGAAACCCACCGGGTGGTAGAGATCACCACGGCTAGCGCCAAGCTTTTCCTGAAATTGAAGCCGGATAAGGAAGAAGACGACGCAAGGGCCGCTATCTTCATCCGCGATGAGGAAGTGCAATTGCAGGACCTTTCCGGCACCTGCGGTGACCTAACAGAGGTGACCGCGGCGCGGGCTGATTCGGCGTTCACCACGGACACGGCGCAGCTGTTCGACCGGGTGCGTGCTGAGGCGAAAGCACGAGCAAAAGATCGTGCTGGGACGGTGGGCCAAGCAGATGATCCAATTATGTTCACTGCCGCCCAGGCTGCCGCGCTAGGTGCTGCGGCACACCAGCTTGACGCAGATATCATCCCGGTGTCGCTCGCAACCCAACGCCACCGCGCCAGGGTATACGTCGCATTGAAGGACATGTTCGAGTCGTATTCCTTCGTGCCTGCTGACCGTGGTGTTCAAGAGCCCCTCCCAGGGCTCCCCGGCGCGGATGCAGGGTCGTCTAATGTCGGTGCGGATGCTGCCGGTGATGTGGTGCGTGATGGTGATGGGTTTGAGTACGACACGGTGATTGATGGGGCGAAGCCCCAGAAGGCGCGGGTGCGGTTAGCGCGCTTGAATCCTACGGGTGGTGCGGTATGACCGGTGGGATGTTGCCGTGTGGTGGTGATGCTGAGCTGGGTATCTGCCAGCAGCGTGATATGCAGGCGACCCCGTCTGCGCCGAGTCTGTGGGATCCGGCTGCGGCGGGTGAGCCGGTGGCGCGGATGCGGAAGCGCCACCAGCAGGCCAAACTCTTGTGCGCGCAGTGTCCTCTGCTTGAGGCTTGTGAGCGGATGCTATCGGACTGTGAGTGGCGTGGGGTGCGGGTTGCCGGTGTGGTTGCTGGGCGTTATTCGGATCGCCCCCAACCGCTAACCAGCAGCGATCCCTATCAGATGTGCTGCAGGTGGTGTGGTGGGCCTATGGACCCGCAGGCTCTGGTGGCGGCCCATGCGCGGAAGAGGTGCTGTCATACACCGTACCAATATAAACAGCACCATATGGGAGAAGGGCTTTGCCAACACTGCTATCAGGGACATTCCAGGGCGGCTCGTGCCGCTAGGAAAACGCAGCCCGTGCGTCGTACTCGGCGCCGCCGGGCGAGTGCGCGTAAACCCGCCGCCTAGGCGCGGCACAACAGAAACGCGCGTGATGGTTTGTATTGCGCGCGTTCATATTTTTGAGATTTACAAGGAGAGGTGAAGAAATTATGCCTTGGCTCCGTATGGGAGACACATTGGTTACCCACCCGCTCATGATTCGACTACTCGAAGTGTGCAAGGGGAATCATCAGCTAAAGAACGAAGCCGTGGGCGTGCTAGCGCAGCTAGCAACCATGGCGGCGGCACACCTGACAGACTACTGGGTTGGGTATGGGTCACTCTATCAGATCGCGCCGGGGAGGGAAGAGGCCATGCTGGAGATGCTGTGCGGCGCCGGTTTGCTTTTCCAGGAGGAAGGCCCTGAGGGTTATCCAGCGCTTCGGCTGGTTGATGACCGGGAGCTTTTCCACATGCGATCAAAGGAAGAAGTAGAGCTGGACCGCTTGCGGTCGAAAGATAAGCACAATATTGACCTGCTTGTGAAGGTGCGGATTCGTGATGGGGATCAGTGCCGTTGGTGCGGTTGTTGGGTGGATTGGCGTGATCGCAGGAGCGGTCGCAGCGGTACCTATGATTCCCTCAACGGGCACAAAAACTCGACACCGGAAACGCTGGTAGTTGCTTGCCGCTCGTGTAATAGCGCCCGTGGCGCAGGTGAGGTTAAGGAGCTTCGGGATCCTCCAACCCCCGAAGAAGTGCACTACAACAAGCACACCATTGCTTTCATTAATGATTCGCGGTATGCGAAAGAGCATGACATTTATGTGGTTTCTAAGGATGAGCGTGAGAAGCAGGCGCGGTGGCGGCAAGAGCAAGAGCAGGCTAGCCAGCGATCCCGGCGTGCTAAGCGGCAATCCCCGGCGCAAAGTAAGGCTGTCTGGGTGGATGAGCCTAAAGCTACTATGTGCCATGATACTGCATCGCAGGCGACTAGTGTGGCTGCCGGCCCTGTACAGGGGTTTGATGATCCGCTAGAGGCGGCGCCTGATTGGGTTTCCGGGGAGGAACCACCAGCGGGGTGGGTGCCGTCGGGGATGATGGATTTCGCCGATGACTCCGAAGACTGTAATGATATGGACTCGTCGCCGACTGCTGCGGAAGCGGCAGCAATGGGAGAGAAGAACCCTCCGGGGCCGCCCACACCCACGGAAGGGCAGAAGCGGAATAGTAACGTGCAGGGCATGCCAAGGGGGAATCATAACAGTAAGTCGCGGCGTCGTGGGCGGCGTCGGCGTAAGCGTGGGAAGCGGAAGCAAGAATAAGAACTGATGGCTTAAGCGTTAAAGAAAGGTAGGTGGTATAGGAGGCGTTGCCTATTGTTACCCGCTTCAGCAGGGCTGGGGCGGGTAGTTGGCATGCGTGCGGTCAGGTGGGTTGGCGTCTAGCCATGCGGTGGACATGGGTGGAAGGGTGCCGTGGCTGCTGCCTGACGCCTTCTTGTGGGGCGCGATAAAGATAAAGCGGAGGCCGCTTGCAAGCAAACGGCCTCGGATACTCCTTCAACGCATGGTGGACGAGCTGCTTTAAGGATAAGAAGTTTCAACAAATTTTGCCAATTATGGTGCATATGCGCACTTAGAAGGGGTTCCCGGGCTTGTGCCCGGGTTTTCTTTTGCCCTGTTTTATAACGAAACGGTAAAACCTAGTACGGATCTAGATCGGATCTAGATCGAAACCAGAACGATGGGGTGACGGATCTGGGATCGTCGGGTCGGGGCGGGTCGGGTAGAGCCGTTAGGTGGCAGGGGCGGTGAGTAGACTACAAACCTATTGAGGGATACCTATTGATAGAGAGAGGAAGAGTTGGAATGGATGATTATCTGCTTCATGAGTTAGGAAGGTCCCTGTACTCACTGGAACGTAATGGTGCCGGGTTGGAGGAGCTTCTTACCTTTCACCGTGGGAGTAGTACTGATATCCCGGGGCGCGCGGTGTGTTGCTCAAAGCCGCCGGTGAATCTGACGGTGTTGGATCTGTTGGTTCAGACGGAGGGGCTGCTTTCGTTCTGGGCGTCGGAGGTGTTGGCGTGTGGTGATGGTGTTGTGGGCCCGGTGCCTGAGGGGATCACGGCTACTGCTGCGTGGTTGCAGCGGTATTTGGATGTGGTGGATAGTGTGCCGTGGGGTGAGATGATGGCTGAGGAGGTTATCGCCCAGGCGCGCATGGTGGCGTCTGTGGTGGAGCCTGACAGTGGGGGAGAGGAGCCGGCACCGCCGGAGTGGGTGACGTGTCAGGTGGCGGCTTCGTGGGCTCGGCAAGCTGGTGTGCAGGTGTCGCGTACGACGGTGTATCGGTGGGCGCAGGCGGGGAAAGTTGCTACCACAAAGGGCGATGATGGTGGCATGTTGGTGCGGCTTGGTGATGTGTTGGCACGTGCCGGGGCGATGCGTGGTGCGGTATCCTTTGGTGTGGGACACGCAGTGGTGTAAACTGGCGTTCGGAACCCCTGGGTGGAAAGCCTGGGGGTTTAGTCATGCATAGGGTTGGGGAGGAGGGGATCATGGGATCAGAAGCAAAGAGTATCCAGCAGGAGATTGACCGTCGCTTCCGGTATCACGAAGGCACCGACGATCAGTGCGAAGACTGCATTAAGGTTCGTGCCAGCGTGCAGGCCGCGGCGCACCGCGTGGCGGCGATCGCACCGGACTGCAGGGAGCGTGAGCTAGCCATCACGCACTTGGAGCAGGCACTGTCATGGGCGATCGCTGCCATCGTTCGCCCGTCGCAAGGCGGTGCTGCTGATGGCGTGGCGTAACGGCCTGTCGCGCACGTCTGCGGCTGAGTGGAAACGCCTACACCGATTAGCAGGGCGCCACCTTCCTTATTGGTGTGCCTATTGTGGTGCCGAACCGGTGACAGGACGAGGTGGCTTGGAATTGGACCACATCGTTCCGGTTGCTGAGGGCGGCACTGATGGGCTCGATAATCTCCAGTGGGTGTGCCCGTCGTGTCATGCGGAAAAGTCCCGGCGCGAAGCGGCACGGGGGATTAGTAGGCGTGTGGCGCGCCGCCGGCTGTATGACCAGTTTGCTACCCGCCATCCTGGCCTGAAATAAGGTGATCTAGGCCACGTGGGGTGGGGGGTACCCCGCCGTTGGCCGGTCCCTGGTACGGCACACATACGGCCCCCGGCTGTGTACGGGTTTCAGGGTTTTTGCTGGTCAGGACAGGTTTCTTAGTTTTGGGTGTTGGTTGACGGTGTGCGCTGGGGCTGTGACCTGCGGCTTTGTGTTGTGGTGTGGGTCACTATTTCCTTGGCTGTCTCCCCCCTTGGTTGTTGGTGGCCGGAAAGGGTAAATGCGCCAAGCTAGGAATAGGTATATCGTAACGCCTATGGTAAAATGCAGATTATGAGATCAGCGTGTGAGGTGTGCGAAGCCCGGCTGGAGATCCCCGCCAGGGGGCGCTCCCCGCGGTTTTGCTCGTCCGCATGCAGGCAGAAGGCTTACCGTCGGCGTCGGCGTGAGCAGTTGCCGGCCCGGATGCGTGAGCTGCCCCGGTGGACGGCGGCTGATGGCAAGCGCCCCATCACACCTATGGGCTCCCCTGCGTCAACTACTAAGCCGGAAACCTGGACCACCCACGCTGAGGTGCAGGATGGCCCGCACGGCGTCATGTTAGGTGGTGGGCTAGCCTGTATTGACCTTGACCACTGCATTAGCCGCCGCGGCAAGGTGGCCGACTGGGCTGTTGAGATTATCCGGGCGGTGCCCGGTGCTGTTGTAGAGCGTTCGGTTTCCCGGCGGGGTTTGCATATTTTCGGGCTGCTCCCGGAGGGGCCTGGGCGTCGGCGCGGCTGCGTGGAAATCTATTCCCGAGCCCGGTTCATTCGGACAACAGAAGATATTTACCGCATGGGCGGCCTTGTTGATCTGGCCCCCGCGGTGCGAGTAGCTGCCGTATTGCAGCGAGAGGGGCGTATCCCCGAACGGTAAGTGAACAGGAGGTGATGGCCATGGTGCGTGGCCCGATACCGAAGCGTAGCGACCAGAGGCGTCGGCGGAACAAGCCGGAGGCTGATGGCCCTGCTATGGTGATGGCCATGGGGCAGCAGGTGGTAAAACCCCCTGCGGAAGACAGGGCGTGGCATCCTTATGCGAAAGGGTGGTTCCGCTCCTTGAAGCGGAGCGGCCAGGCACAGTTCTATCAGGAAAGCGACTGGCAGGAAGCCAGGCTGGTGTGCTGGCTTATCACCCAAGAATTAAGCTCTCCGACTGGGGCCCGTGCTGGGATGATGGATACGATTTTCTCCCGTGCTGATGCCTTGATGACCACCGAGGGGGCGCGGCGTCGGCTACGTGTAGAACTCACCACCCCGAAGATAGTGGATGAGGCGAAGGAGGCCACCGTGTCGATCATGGAGCAATACAGGGCTGATCTAGCATGATGATTCCCCCGGAGGAGCGGCTGGATACGCTTCCCCCGGGGGTGCCTGATTTAACGCTCGGCTGGGAGGCGCTAGCGTGGGCCGCTAAATACCTAAAGCACCCGAACGGGATTCGTGCCAGGAAACCCTGGAAATTCACCAGGCGGCAGGCCAGGTTCGTTTTATGGTTTTATGCCGTTGGCCCAGATGGAAAATGGTTGTTCTACAATGCGTTCCGTCGTCTAGCTAAGGGATCCGGCAAGTCGCCGTTTGCTGCAGCTATGGCGCTCATTGAGCTGCTCGCCCCCGTCAGGCTGGAAAGGTTTGATCCGCAAGTGCTCGGCGGCTGCATTGGTAAACCTGTGGCAATGCCGTGGGTGCAAATAGCTGCGGTTTCTGAGGCACAAACGGACAACACGATGAGACATATCAGGGCGATGGCTAACAAGAAGACAGCGATCGAGCTGCACCGCGATTACGACATTGACCCCGGCATCACGAAAATCAACGTTGTCCCCGAAGGCAAACTAGAAGTCATTACATCATCTGCTGCTACCCAGGAGGGCGCGGAGGCGACCTTTATCATTGGCGACGAGTTAGAGCACTGGACCCCGGCTAAAGGCGGCGGTGAGCTATACAGCACATTGGTTGATAACTTAACTAAATCCGGTTCCCGTATGCTAGGCACCCTGAATGCCTGGAAGCCGGGGAAAAACACCGTGGGGGAGCACACGTTTATCGACTGGTGTAACCAAGAGAAAGGCCTATCCAAGAATGAAAAACAGATCCTCATGGATATCATCCAGGCCCCGCCAGAAACCAACCTAGCCGATGCGGCATCGCTCCGCGCCGGGCTGGAGTTCGTGTATGGAGACTGCCCGTGGGTTGATATCGACGCCATCATGACCCGCATTTGGACGCACAGTGCTAAACCGGATGACTCGAAGCGTAAATATTTGAATTGGCCAGTGGCGTCTGTTGATGCGTGGATCGACCCCAAGGACCTAGCGCTCATGGCCATGCCGGATATCCAGGTGGAGCCTGGTGAAGAGATCGTCATGTTCTTTGACGGCTCGCTCACCCGCGACACGACAGCGCTAGTAGGGTGCCGAATTAGCGATGGCCATGTTTTCCTCATCGGTGCGTGGGATCCTGGTAACAGCCACGTGTCCCAAGCAGAGAAGAAAACCATTGATGTTGAAGCCGTCACAGCCCGTGTCGCCCAGGCGTTTGACACGTGGACAGTGAAAGCGTTCTTCGCTGACGTGCGTGAATGGGAGTCCTTCACGAAGATTACCTGGCCGGAATGCTACAAAGACCAACTAGAACTGTGGGCGGTACCATCTGGGGCAAACCCAGAGCCAATCGCCTGGGACATGCGCAGCAAAAGCTTTGATTTCACCCGGGCATGTGAACTAACAGAAAGAGAAATCATTGAGCACGGATTCACCTACGACGGCTCTATAATCCTCACAGATCACCTACGGAACTGCTACCGGGCGGAAAACCGGTACGGGATATCCGTGCGGAAAGAATCCCCAACCTCAGCGAAAAAGATTGATGCAGCAGTCTGCCTCATTGGTGCGCGGATGGTGCGCCGAAAATGGTTGGATAACCAACCAGATACCCACTATGACGGAAGGGCGGTGTTTGTGTAATGAAAATGTCGAACCGGGCGGTACTCGATGGCGTGCGAGGACTCCTGTCCCAACACGCATACGAATACGCCAGGAACAACAAGATCCATATGGCGATGCTGCCCTGGACCCGGAAATACGCGGCCAACCGATTTACAGTCCTAAACGAGAAGTCGACACCAGGCGGCAGGTATGACCGCCACATCCAGATCGCCCAAGACTCCCAAGTCCCATTCCTCCCCCTAGTGCTGGATACATTCGCCCAGTCGATGAAGATCGAAAACTATTTCAGCGGCAACTACGAACAATCCCCACTGTGGGAGCACTGGCAACGCAACGCGATGGACGCTGCCCAAACCGGAATCACCCGGGCGGCCCTCAAATACGGCACATCCTATGCCGTAGTCGATCGGGGCACTTTTCCCGGCCAAGCATCCGCACCGCTTATCACGGGGGTTTCTCCCCGCATGATGACCGCCTACTACGGGGAATCAAGAGCCTGGCCAGGCGAATACGGGCTCACTTCAGAATGGCCCATTCTCGCCCTAGAAATCCGGGGGGCTAGGATGCGGCTCATAGACGAAAACTACATCTACTACATCGGGGCACGTCACGCGCCCAAGAACCCAGCGGAATGGGTTTCTGAAACCTGGAACAACACCATCAACCTCCAGATCATCGAGGCCAGCCCTCACGGCGCTGGGGTGCCACCAGTCGTCCGCTTCCGGGACCGCTGGCTACTAGACGGTGAGGAACACGGCGGCATCATCGAGCCGCTCCTATCACTCCAAGATCGAATTGACAGAACCAGCTACGAAATGGGCATCGCCCAATACTATGCCGCTTTCAAACAACGATACGTCATCGGATGGGCACCCAAAGATGAACTCGAAGGGATCCGCATGAAAGCGAACGATGTCTGGTTCATCAACGCGGACGGCACCAAAACAAAAGCCGGTCAGTTCGAGGAAACCGACCTAACTCGGTACATTGACTCCAAACAAGCAACCATACGGGACCTGGCCGCGATCGCCCAGGTCCCAGCCCAATCCCTAGGTGCGAACGCCATCAGCAACATCAGCGCCGATGGCCTGGCAGCCATGGAATCAGCCAAAGACCGAAAAGCCTCCGAAATCCAAACAAGTCTCGGCGAATCCTACGAACAACTATTACGGCTGTGCGGACACATGGACGGCGACGCCGATTCAGCCGCCGACTTCGCCGGCGAAGTGAAATGGAAAGACACCACAGCAAGGTCGTTTGCTCAAACCGTTGATGCGCTCGGGAAACTCGCCACCATGCTCGGCATACCAGCAGAAGCACTCCTGGAAGACATCCCCGGGTTCACAGAGGAGAAAATCCAGCGGATCCTCACCAAGTATGGCTACCCATCTACACAAGGAGATGAAACCCAAACCATGCCTGAAGTGACGTAACAAATACCGCAAGGGGGTGGGTTGTGAGCATCGAAAACCAGCACTCCCGAGACCGGGAAACCGCCCTGTGGCTTAGAGACCAGATATATCGACTAATCGAAGAACAAACGATCCCCACCACGATTGAAGCACTCTGGGACCTAGTGGCCGCGCTGCTGCCGCTCATCCATAAAGCCAGGAAAGCGTTCTACCACTCCGCAGCCCAAACCATGACCGAAGATATGCGCGCACGAGGCATGGAGATAGACGTGGCGCCTATGCGGCCATACCAGCCTAACGCAGGCTGGAAGATGCTCCTGCGCGCCCTAGGATGGAACCCGAAAAAAGATCCGATACCTGGCGATATCGAATCATATTCAAAAGACGCGCAGCGTGCCCTGCTGGAAAAAGTAGCGGCCTTCCCCGCTAATCCCGCCGACCCTGCTGCTGTGGCCCAGGTATCGCGCCGGGTAGCTGCTGGGGCAGTGCGGCATGCGCGTGCAGCTGGTCGTGATGCGGTGGTTGATACCGCGGCCCAGGGACGGGTGCGTGTGGCGTCGTCGCAGAAACGTCCACGGGTGACGGTGGAAGATAACACTGGGTCGGATGGCCAACCCAAGGTGATAGTGGAACACACCAGCGACGGCAGGAAGGCGGGAGATGATAACCGCGATTCTAGGAAAAAGGCCAGTAAGGCAGAACCAGCTAGCACCAAGCCTGGTGGCAAGGTGTTGGGGTGGGCCAGGGTTTTAACTGGGGCTGAGAGCTGTGCTTTTTGCGCGATGCTGGCATCCCGCGGGCCGGTATATTCCGAAGATACCGTGGTGACAACAGGTAAGCCCAGGGAAGTGCGGCCCCGCCAAGTTCATTACCGGAATCCGGGCGCTACCGGGGGGCATACATATGTTTCAGGATCCCGGCGGGAAGGAGAGAAATATCATGACCACTGCGATTGCATAGCAGTCCTCGTTGTTAAGGGAGCGTCCTGGAATGGTGAGCAGCAATACCATGCCCTGAAAGATCTATGGGATGACGCAACTTTTCAGCCAACACAAGAGGAATTAGATGCGGGTCTTGACCAGCCTCGGGATAGATTCACCAAACGATATGCTGACGCGATAAAAGCCGACCCGGAAAAATACTCGGCGCTAAAGGCCGACCCGGAAAAGGCCGAGCCTGACACGTCGCCCAGTGAGATTCGTAAGGACATACCTGGTGAAGGGGTGACACTCGACTTTGAAGAAAGAAGGGAAAAGGTTTACATTCCGCCCGAAGTGCGGAAGAATTTCGGAGAAAACCCTGATTGGCTGTACCGGTTATCAGCTGAAGAAGGGGCCACAAACCCAGCAACTCATGAATGGGGCACTATTATCACATTGCTGAAACATGGGCATGAAATTCGAATCCGGCGACTAGGCGAGGAGGAGAAAAAGACCTCACCCGATATTGTTCTTGATGGCGTTATTACGGAGATGAAAGCCCCTGATGGTGGCGGGAAAAATACCATTTACAATAATATGCGTGAGGCGAAAAAGAATTTTGCAAGTCTTATGCCTATAAGAATTCAGGTTGTTATTGATGGGGCTAGGCTACAGCTTACAGATGAGCAGGTGCGAGCTGACATTAAAAAGAACTTGGGTGGTCCAAGATTTTCCGAGTTTGATAGAATAATTTACATTAATCATAATGGGGAAGAAGAGGAATTCACATAATGAGCTTGTATGTTTTATCAGATGCTCCCATAGTGGAAGTGGTCAATCTTTTATTGCAAGAGCCATACACGGAGAATACTATTGCTTACAATGATGATCCAGAAGCGTATGATGTGCGGTCCGTGGACGGTGTTCTTATTTCCATGGATTATGGAGATAGTGCTTATGGGCCTGTACTTGATACTTTGATTTTCGTTCCTGATGAGGAAGAGGAATTGCAGCGGAAAATTTTTGAATCTGTTAAGAAGTTGCGTTATAAAGCGACGTTTTGCGTGCCCCGGTCTGGTGAAGAAATTACTTATATGCCAGATGCCCCATTGCCTGCTGTGCCTGCTTAGTCCGAGCGCTAAACCATTTTTTAACCCGCATGCTCCGTATAGGGGCACGCGGGTTTTTGTATAAGAAAGGATAATTCCTGATGTTTAACCAAGAACCAGATCCAGATAATGACTATACCATGATCGTTCGGCAAACCCCCGAGGGGGAGCTGACGACCACATCACTCGTTATTGCTGAAGGAACGAAAATTCAACACGCCAGTGTGCTGCGGGTTGTGCGTGATAATGAAGAAGATTTTGAGGAGTTCGGAAGGGTACGATTTGAAATCCGACCCTTTGAAACTGCTGGTGGAACCCAAAATCGCACCATTGCGGTATTGAATCGTGAGCATGCAATGCTGCTCATGACCTATATGCGTAACACTGCGGTGATTCGTCAGTTCAAGAAGCAGCTTGTTAAAGCATTCACTGACATGGAGCGTCGGCTTGCCGCCCGTCCAGCGTTTGATCCTTCCCAGATCACTCGTCTGGAGATGGCGCAAATGTTGCTGAACGCCGAAACCGAGCGCCTGGCGCTGGAGGCGGAAAACAAGAAAATGCAGCCCAAAGCAGACGCCTATGATTCTTTCATTGATGCGTCTGGATCCTACAGCATGGGTGTGGTAGCGAAGATGCTGGGGGTGGGCCAAAACTGGCTGTTCCGTGAGCTGCGTAACCGAGGTGTGTTGATTCCTCGCGGCGCTATGCGCAACACCCCCTACCAGCGGCATATGGGCTACTTCGAGGTCAAAGCCCACCGCTATGAGCAGCCGAACGGGGAAGAAAAAGTGTCGTACACCACGTATGTTCTCCCTAAGGGCATTGACTTTATCCGCAGAACATTAGGGTTTACCAGGATTGACCCCATGCTCCCCATCCCTATGAACTAACCCCACCAAGCTGGTGGGGTTTATTCATGCCGCCCTGACTATTCGCATTTCACACAATCTAAAAGGAGGCAACTATGCAAGACGCTACTAGCGCCGAGCCCCAGGATGAACAAGACCCTAGCCTGGGGGACACTACCCCGGATATCAGCCAAACACCATCACAAGACGCCGGCTTACAGCCGGAGATGACCTTGGAAGAGGCCTTGGCGGCATTGGAGAAAACCCGCCAAGAGCGGGATGCTGTGCAGGCCGCGGCTGATAAATGGAAACAACATGAGGATTCCCAAAAGACGGAGCTCCAACTCATGCAGGAAAAATTAGCCGCTGCGGAACAGCAGCTAGCGCAGGAGCGGACAACAAACACCTTGTTGGAAGTAGCCGCTGCGCATGGTATTAAGGCGGAAGATTTACCGCTTCTGGGTACTGGCACGAAAGAGGAAATCACCGAGCGCGCTAAGCGCCTCCAGGCCCTGTACGGGGATCCTACGGAGGGCACCCCACCACCGTCGCAACGCCCTCGGCAAGGGCTGCAATCAGGGCAGGGAACCCCGAGCCAGGTAGACGATGTGGCGTACCCGGAATCGTGGATTCCGGCCGCTCTTCGAGCTGAAAAATAAAACCGGATAATCAAGGAGAAATATTATGAATGTGACTAAACGGCACTACAGCCCTGGCAGCGATGTTACTGCTAAAGCCGCAAAGGCGATCCCCGCAGGTAGTTTTGTCGTGGTCTCTGGGGAAATGGACGGTCGGAACCCGGTCGTCGATGTTGCTGGCGCGGATGCTATCCCATTCGGTGTGGTTGCCGCGGACGTGGCCAAAGATGACTACGTAACCATCTACCGGGCCGGGTATGTGCTCGATGCTATTGCTGCCGGCGCGATTGCTGCTGGCGCTAAGATTTCCACCGCAGCCGGCGGTAAAGCTGCCACCGCCGGCACTGGGCCTGTTGTGGCCATTGCCCTCACGAAAGCCGCGGGTGCGGACAAGCCCGTAACCATCGCACTGCTATAAAACGAACGAAGGAAACAACATGAAAAATTCTGGTTTTTACCCGGGCGCCGCCCCCACAGTAGCGAACGGTGCCATCACAGTGGATTTGATGCTGCAAGAACCAGCACGAATCTCTAAATACATCGCGGACATCACTGCCTTGAAGATGTTCACTGACCGCCTTTTCGGCCACAGTGATGCTCAGGGCGGCGCCATCCTGTACGAAGTCAATACCGAAAACCAGGTGTTAGCAGATGACCACACCGGTATCATCGCCCCAGGTGGCGAATACCCGGAGCTGGACGCTACTCCTGGTGAGCCCAAAGTGGCCCAGGTGAAAAAACTCGGTGGTAAATTCTCCATCACCGACGAGGCGAAAGCGCGAAACGACATGGCGCTATTACAGCGCCGAGCCCAGCGAATTTCGAACACCATGGTGTTCGATGTGGACAACAATGGCATGCTCGCTATTAAGAAAGCCATCCAGGAATACGGGTCCTATATCCCCAAGGTGGAATCTTCCGGCTGGGTCAGCATGAACAAAACTGAAAAGCTCAAGCAGACCGCAGCGAAGTCGATCCGGGCAGAGCTCAACGCGGCCCTAGCCGCCGGTGAGAAAACCCAAATGGGTTACCTCTATAACTTGTTGGTCCTCCACACCGATGACGCACTGCAGCTCGCTAACACGTTTGACACTAACGACGCCCAGGATGCGTTCCTGAAGTCCCAGGGCCTGGAAGTGATTTCCTCCCCGCTGGCCACCCCAGGTGAGGGCCTGCTCGTTGCCGAAGGGCAAGTGGGCACGATCGGCATGGAAGAACCCATTAGTACCGCTACCTGGCGGGACGAAGCACGTGACCTGACCTGGACCAAGGTGAAAGCTGTGCTAGAGCATGTGGTGACCGACCCCATGGCCATGGTGCGGCTTACCGGATTAGGCGCCTAATGCCGTATGCAGTCGCTGCAGATTTGAAAGACCGGTGGCAAGCGTTTCCGCCAGGTCTTCCTGATAAGGTCGTCGATACACTGCTGGAAGATGCTGCAGTGTGGTTGAAGGCGAAGTTTCCCCTCATCCCCGATGCCCCCAGTGAACATCAAGCAGGCGTGCTAAAAATGGTGTCCTGCGCTATGGTGAGGCGCTCACTCATCGCTGACACGCATGATGGGGCTTCGGAAATCACCGACACCGGTGGCCCATTCAGCAGCACTCTGCGATTCGCTAACGGTGAGGGAAATTTCTATCTCACCGGTCAAGAACGTGACCTTATCGAAAACGCCATCGGTGTGGGAGAATTCCGTAACATCACTGCCGAAGGGTGGTGACGGCTGTGGCCACGATTACGGTACGACGCCCACCCAAGATAGACCGGCACGGTGATCCGATCGGCGAACCATCCCCACCTTGGGAGATTACAGGCGCCCGGATTGGGTGGGCAGGGGTTACGGTTGACCACGATCATAAAACGATTGTGACTACCCAGCCCGCGGTGTATTTCCGCAGGCAAACCCCTGACCTGCAACCAAAAGACATCATTACAACCCCATTCGGCAAGATATTAACAGTGACGGAAATCCAAGTGTGGGAGCACCCACGCAGGGAAAACGTGACCATGGGCACGGTGGCGTTGTGTGAGGCGGTGATGGGGTAGATGAATTTTGAGCCACGCAAGATGCAGGGATATCTAACTGGACCAGAAGTAGAAGCCATCATGTTTGAAGCTGGGTATTTGGCGCAAGCCCTGTATGAATCATCTGCCCCGAAAAACACCGGCCGGTTAGCGGCATCTTCTGTCGTTGATGTGGAAATAGCGCGACCCTATCCGATGGGAGATCCACGGTGGGTGGCTACGCTATCAGTGGAAAGCTCGTATGGTGTGCCGGTGTTTTTCGGCCACATGACAAACCCGCCGGTCCCCAAGCCTCCGCGTCGCAGGAAACCACCTCGAAGGATCGCTCCTAACCGGGCGTTACGCCGAGTGGTAGAAGCAGTGAAAATATAGAAAGTAGGTGATGAAAATGAAATTCCCGGAAGGGATTCGCCCATGGCCTGACGCCGAAAATATTATTTGCGAACTGTTGGATGCCTTTGCTGCGGAGTGTGAGCCCGCACCACAAGTGTGTACATGGATTCCTGCGGACTACGAAAAAATCATCCGCCAGCATCCATTGATCGTGATCCAGCGCATCGGCGGGGTCGCAGCAGTAGCTGACCAGGTTGATAAACCAATCATTGAGATTGGTGTGGTATCAAAGCGGCGTGATGTTTCCAATGATCTGCTGCGGCATATTCGGGCATGGATGCTGGATAATCAGGCGGAAGAGTTCTCCCGTACAGTACGCATCATTGACGTGGCCGAGGTACAAGGGCCAACCATGCCGGTATGGGTAAATCCCGAAGACCGATATGTAAAGGCATTATTCACGTTTGCTATTCGCAGGCCTCGATAAAAATAGCCTAACTCAAATCCTCATCCCCCAAACCATAAGGAATGGGGGATTTCCTGTACCCGCTTAATATGGTGGGAGAAAGGTAGGTAGAGCGTGACTACTACTGATTTCTATACGCTCAAAGACAAAGACGATAGTCTAGTATTTGCCGCTATCAACATGGTTGTTCTTCTCGCTGACTACGGGGCACCGATTCCTGAAGAACTCACTGAAAACGGCAAGCTGAAAGAACTCGGCTCTGAATGGTGGACTGCCGGTGAAATCGAACAAAAATCCGGTGTGGATCTTGCCCCAGACATGAAAGTCGAAGGGCCGGAAGGCTACGGTTCCCGCGGCCGCCGCAGGGATTTCATCACTGAAGAAACCTTCAATATCGACTTCACCCCGCAAGAAGCCCGCCGACGCACGCTAGAAATGTACTACGATCTGGGCACTGGCGAGTACAAGAACGGATCTTATTACGCGAAAAAACGCCGCGCTGCCAAGATGAAAGAATACTCTTCGATCATCATTGGTTATGATGGCGAACCTGAAAACGAAATCTACCCGTATTGGATTTTCCCGAAAGTCACCGTCGAGAAGCGTGGCAAACAATCCGTTACGCAAACCAACGCGCTGACGTACCCATTGACACTGGCGGCTAAGGAGGACCCCGCCTATGGCGCGCTCTTCGGCTTCGGTATCACCGGCCCGGGATTCACTCCTGAGCTAGCCCAGAAGATGGGTGTTACGGGTGTCCAAAAGCTGCTGAATGATAGCTTCAAGTATTCCGTGAAGGGAGCCACAGGCGGCACGTACACAATCAGTATCAACGGCAAAATGACCGCTACCATTGAGCACAATGCAACCGCTGCCGCTATTCAGGCAGCTATTCGTGCCTCGGGAGAAAACGAAGCCACAGTCGGCGGCACCGTGGATGCGGGGTTTACTATCACCAAGGTTTCCGCCGAGCCAACTGTGATCGCTACCGGCCTCACTGGTGGTGGTTTCCCCAAGACAGTAGAAGTCACAAAGCAGTAAAACCTACTCATCGACCAGTATGAAGGCCAGGCGTAATACCTGGCCTTCTCTGTCCTCATCCATATTCCAGGAAAGGAAAACACCCATGGCAAACCAGAACCGTAAACGACAACCACGCAGACAACCATCGCGCAGCTCGACCCCTATCGACTACGATGACTATGATGACGCTGCAGACGACACCAATTTCGAGGTAGATGGCTACCCTGGCGAAGAAACAGAATTGGAAGAAGATCAATTTGAGCGATTCCGTAAACGTGCCCAAGCCCTTCCCATTAAGGAAGTAAAAAACCGCAATCGGACGGTACTTACCCGGAAGCCGTTTGTGCTGGGAGCGGACTACGGGTTTGACCCGGCAATAAAAATCCAAGCCCCCACCTACGTGGATCGCTTACGGTTGGAACAGATCTTAAAAGACCCCGATCAGCTCAGCAGCATCGACGTTTTACGGCTGATCTTCAAGGATAATTTGAACCGGTTCATCATGGCCATCAATGATGCCGAAGACGCCGAAATGATCGCCCTTGGTGTGATCGTCGCCTACTTTGAGCATTTCTACGGCAAAGGCCTGGTAGAAAAGATCACCGATTTTTCTACATTATTGCTCTGATTAACCATCGGGGCAAAGAACTACGATGGGATTTCCACCGATATCTCAACATTGATATTGATGACTGGTTTATTGGAGTGCGGGACTGGCGAACGTTCCTCGAACTGGTAGAACAGTTACCTCAAGGATCCCACTACTGGGCGTCTGTCATTGATGACGATGATATCGCCCAGTACGCCATGGAACATCAAGACCATGATGTAGCCCATCGACCAGGGCTGCGTGAGTGGGATCCGATCCGGGAACAGTTAGCAGTAATCGAAAATCGACTTATCCAGCTAGTGGCGGTGGGTAGTCAAGGCCAGGTGGGGCTTGATCCGGCTCCTTATCCCGAAACCGCCAGGGAACGTTTGGGTAAAACCCGGCTGAACGCTAAACGTGACCATATTTTAAGCCAGCTAGTAGGGGCTAGATACGACGACGGGGGGTGAGACCATCATGGCTGAATACACCGCCGGTGTCGCCAAGGTAGAGATTAGGCCTAACCTTGCAGGTTTCGCCCGTCGTCTTCGCGCCGAACTTGAAAGAATCACTGCTACCTTTGGTGTAGAGATACTGCCGGATTTCGACCAGTTCCGTGAACAAGTCAAAGCAGAGTTGGCGGAATACGCTGAATCATTATCCATTACTGTTGATGCGGATACCAGCAAAGCACGCCGGAAAATCAACCGTATCACGGGCAAGAAAAACCTCACCCTGAATGTAGATGCTGATACTGGTGCTGCTGAGTCTCAGCTAGATACTACAGCCAGGGACCGGAAAACCGAGATTGAGGCCGACGCCGACACTGCCGCTGCGGAAACCCAGTTGGATGTCACAGCGCGTAACAGAGAATCAGAAATCAACGCTGATGCTGATACTGGTGCTGCTGAGTCTCAGCTAGATACAACGGCCAGGGACCGGAAAACCGAGATTGAGGCCGACGCCGACACTAGTACAGCATCAGCGAAGTTAGCAGCGCTAGCGCGACGTCGTGTCGCTGAAATAGTGGCTAGGACTAATATCGGCCGCGCAGCTGCCCAGTTGGCTGGTCTCACAGTGCGGCGTACCACCGAGATTGCGGTCAGGGTTAGCAGAGCTGGTCTTGCTGCTGCCCAGGCGCAGATCGCTAGTATTACTGCTCACGCTCGGGCCGCGAGTGCCGCAATGACTGGTCTTGCAGCCCGAGGTGTCGGATTGGGTGTGATCGGGGTTGCTGCCACTGGCGCTGTTGGCCCGCTTGCCGCTATGACTCAGGTGCTAGTGACGGCATCCGGCGCCCTGGCTACGCTACCAGCCCTAGCCGGCGCAGCCGCTGGCGCACTCGCCGCTCTCGGCATTGGAGTGTCCGGGGTGGGCAAAGCATTTTCCACCATGGGCAAGGGCGCTGCGGCCGCCACTACTGACACCGATAAGTCCATGAAGGCTGCCCAGCGGCAAGTAGAAAACGCAGAGCGCGGTATCGCCACAGCCCAACGTCGGGTAGAAGACGCCCACCGTGGGGTTGCTGACGCCGCCCGTAAAGTCGACGACGCTCACCGTGGCGTGGCAGATGCAGCCCGCCGAGTAGAGGATGCGGAACGCAAGGTTGCCGACGCGGAACGTAGCGTTGTTGAAGCCCAGAAGAATTCCCGTAAGGCCCAGCAAGACCTGAACCAAGCGAGGAAAGACGCTGCCCGGGATCTGCAAGACATGAAGCAGCAACTGCAAGACGCGGCCTTAAACGAAGAGGACGCCGTTTTAGCGGTTGCGCGCGCTAAGCAACGGCTCCGGGAAGCCCAGGAAGACCCAGAATCCAGCCGTCTGGATATCGCCGAAGCCGATCTGGCCTACCGTAAATCTCTGCGGTCTCTCGACGAAATGCGGGAGAAAAACAACAAACTGGCCCATGACACACAGGCCGCTTCGGATAAAGGCGTTGAGGGGTCAGACAAAGTTGTTGCGGCTAAGGAAAAAGTAGCGGAAGCAGCGGAAAAAGAAGCCGACGCGCAGCGTGGCGTAGAGGACGCCCACCGTGGTGTAGAAGATGCACAGCGTGGCGTGGAAGATGCGCAACGCCGGGTAGAAGACGCTTACCGCGGTGTAGAAGATGCCCAGCGTAACCTGGCAGACGCGCAAGACGGTGTGGTTCAGGCGCAGGAACAGCTCGTTGACGCGCTAGATAACTATGCCGAAGCTGGTGAAAAAGCCGCCGGTGGTACCGACGATTTCGCCGATGCGCTAGCGAACCTTTCCCCTAATGCCCAAGCTTTTGTTCTTGCCATCCAGGCCCTGAGCGCCCAGTGGAAAGAGCTTCGCCTGGAGGTACAGGATAACCTCTTTGCAGGCTTGGGCGAGTCCATCACGGATTTAGCCACTGCGCAGCTGCCTATCCTTAGGGTTGGTCTCGCTGGTATCGCAGCCGAGATCAATTCCGGTTTGCGGTCCACGATCGCAGCGTTGGCTAGCGAGTCGTCCCAGGTAGGGCTGGACCGCATGTTGGGCAATACCGCCGGAATGTTCGCTAACGTTAACCAAGCTGCCAGGCCATTAACTCAAGCACTGGTGGATATCGGGGCGGCAGGATCCGCCTACCTACCGCAACTAGGTCAATACTTAGGTGAGGCCGGCACTAGGTTGGCGGATTTCCTCACCCAGTCAACCCAAAACGGCCAATTCGACCAGTGGGTCCAAAACGGTGTTGAGGCCCTCAAAACCTTAGGGCACACCCTATCTAACATCGGCGGAATCATCTCCGGCGTGTTTCATGCGGCATCCGCAGCAGGCCAAGCATCTTTAGGTCCGCTAGGCCAGCTGCTGGAAATGGTCAACAACTTCGTCAACTCCATGGAAGGCCAACAAGCCCTCACGACGTTCTTCGGGGCTATGACCGATAGTCTCGCAGCGCTAATGCCGATCTTGTCCACGGCGCTGCAAACTATTGGTGGCACTATCATGCCGGCCATTGCCGAATTCATCCAGGCGGCCGCGCCGGGCATTCAGGTGTTGGTGCAGGGCTTGGCGGATGGGTTGGCAGCGTTTGCTCCGGCGATGGCTCCGATCGGTGAGGTAATCGGCCAACTGGGTGCTGCTTTGGGGCCGCTGGTGGCGGTTCTGGGCCAGGGGTTGGCGGATGCGTTGATTCCGGTGGCGCAGGCTTTCGGCCAGCTTCTTGATGCGCTGTCCCCACTGTTGCCAGTACTGGGTGAGGCATTCAATGCCGTGCTGGTGTCCGTGGCCCAGGTACTACTACAAGTAGCGGAGGCGCTAGCGCCGGTCATTACGGCGTTGGTGACGCAATTAACGCCGATCATTGAACAGCTGACCCCGGTGTTCACACAATTGGCCCAGGTGATGGGTGATGCGCTGGTGCAGATGATCCAGCAGCTAGCCCCGTTGCTGCCACCATTGGTGGAGGTGTTTGCGCAGATAGCGCAGGCAGTAGTGCCGCTTATTTCAATGATGATTGAACAGTTGTCGCCAGTGCTGGCAATGATTATGCCGGTATTGGTGCAGGTCGCCCAGATTCTAGGTGAAGCGATCCTCAATGCACTAAACCAGCTGGCACCGGTATTCCCGACGTTAGTGCAGGCGTTCGGGTCTTTGCTGGAGGCGGTGTTACCGCTGATTCCGATGCTGCTTCAGCTCGCGGTAGATGTGATTACCCCGCTGATTCCGGCCGTGATTGCGCTGGTGCCGGCCGTGGTGTCCATTGTCGAGGGATTCGTGTCTCTGCTGGAGGCAGTAGCTCCGTTGATTCCGATTCTTGCTGAGCTGTTGGTGGAATGTATCACCCCACTGATTCCAATGATTATTTCCCTGGTGCCGGCAGTCGTGGGCATTGTGGACGCTTTCGTGTCCGTGGTCCAAGCGGTAGTGCCGGTCATCACCATATTGGATGAACTCATCGGTATCTTATTGCAGGTGCTTGCCACCGTCATTGGCGTGGTAGGGGACATCGTTGCCAAGTTCATTACCCTTGGTGTGGACGTTGTGGCCACGGTGATAGAATTCGGTGCTGGCATTGTGGGCGGCTTCGCGGACATGATCCAACAAGTCATCCACGCGATCGTGGATTTCGCTAGTGACCTTATCCAGAAGTTCAACGAACTGTGGGCTGGTGCCGCGAACGCCACATCAAAGGGGATTAATTCCCTCATGGAATGGGTACGCGGTATCAAAGATTCCATCCTTGATGCTTTCCACAATGCTGGTAGCTGGCTGGTCCAGATCGGCAAAGACCTAATCATGGGTCTATGGTCCGGCATTAAGCATATGTGGCACATGCTCACCGGCGGTGATGACAATGATGATGGTGATGGCCCTGGTACCGGCTACGGTGACGGGGGAGTAACCCACTACGCTAATGGTGGTACGCGCCTATCGACGCAGGATGCTCAAATCGCCCCCGGCGGCTCATACCTGGTATGGGCTGAAGACGAAACACAGGGTGAGGCGTTCATCCCATTGGCCCCGTCAAAGCGGAAACGTAGCACCCAGATCCTGGCTCAAACCGCAAACATTATGGGCTTTGACGTGGTAGAAAAGACTACCCGCACTAAAGTCGCCTACGATGGGACAGACGTTACCCCACAAGCTCCCCGGAGGTTTGCTGACGGTGGTATTACCATCCAAAAACTGGACGAGTTCGCCCACGAGATCGAGGGGCAGCCGTACGGGCAAACACAGTGGGGTGATGGCCCAGGTGCGGTAAGTGCCATTAGCCGTTACGCTGTGGGGTTGGATGCGTGGAGTGACCAGTTCTCGCTTGCCATGGAAGCCAAAGCCCTATCAAACTTGGGCTTTAATACCGGCCGCGGTGATTTCGGGGATCTACAGGTCGGCTGGTTCGGCACTGACCCTGATGGTGAGGAAGGACATACTGCCCTCACTGTCCCGTCTGGTGTGGCGGTAGAAATGGGTGGCGAACGCGGCGATGGGCAATACGGTGGTGCCGCTGCTGGTGCTGACGACCCACAGTTCACCGAGCACGCATATTTACCAGGTGCGTTCTTCACGGAGGTGGAGGTACCAGCGGATAAAGATTTGGAAGAAATCGTTGAACAGCAGCAGTCGGATTCTGCTACAGATGCGGATCGTATTGATGCTGTAGTCCGCACAAAGTCTTCCGATGATGCTTATGATCTGGCATCTTCCTATGATTCCAATGATGATGCGCCTTCGTATTCGCTTCTGGGATCCCGTTCTAGTTCTAGGGGTGCGGATTCGGATTATGATTATGAGCCCCGGGATTATTCCGACCCCTCATATGGTGGCGGATATACGGGAGATGATCTATCCGATGTGACGGATGTGTCTGCTAATGATTTGAAGGATTTCCGAAAATCATCACGGTCGAACCCTGACTCGTACGGCACGAGGTCGAAGAAAAAGAAATCGAACACCCCATCAACTTTCTCTGAAATTTTGGGTAAGTTCGCTAAGGATTTCGTGTCCGGCCAGGTGAAAGACGCCCTAGGGCTAGTGGGGATTTCCGATGATATCCCTATCGTTAAGGCGTATTCGCAGTGGATGGATACCCGTGATAAAGCATCTGATACCCGCGGCAAATCCACTTACTCGAAAGCTAGGGATGTGCAGAACGCCGAGAAAATAGCGGCCGATATGCTATCCCAATACCCGGGCATAGCCACAGACAAGATTGTCGGCGCCGATTTGATCGGTGGCCTGAACCCCAAAGCATTCGCCTTGGGTGGTTTAGTCACCGGCCCTGGTGGCTCTATGGATGACGCCATATTATCCACACTGTCCAACGGCGAGTTCGTAGTTCGTGAAGCTTCAGCACGGCATCTTCGCCCGTGGCTGGAACAAATCAACGCCCAGCCTCAGCTAGCCCGGGAAGTAGCTAAAGCATCATCCTTCAGACCCGCCACGGCTGCGCAGGGACGAACGGTTGAAGTGCACTATCACGTGGAAACCAACAATGTCGACGAGGGACTACGCCGCGCAGACATGCACTCAAAGCAGTTGGTCATGGCCATAGAAGGTGCATAACAAGAAAGGAGAAGATTGTGGCATCGGAACTGGATTTGTTTGAGACCCCCGCCTTGATTGAGATTATCGGTTGTGACGGGCAGTTGTGGACAGTATCCGGTCCTGGCATGGGGCGCGAGGGCGTAGAACTGGCAAAGAACCCTCAAGGCCTCCATGACGAGGCACCGTTTAAACAGATTTGGCAGCAAGGCGCATCCCAGGACGGCGCAACCCTCCTCAGCTATAACATCGAACCCTTGGACCTCGTGTTGGCATTCGATATTGTGGGAGATGAGAGAGCATGGTCGGAAATCGAGGGGGAATTCTATGCCAGCTTCGATTATATTCGACCTGCTCAAATCCGGGTAACGACGGATATTTCCACCAGAACCCTGGATGTTGTGAAGCTGGAGAAAACCCAAACGAAATCCGAGCGGGACCCGCGAATTTGGGGCTGGTCGCAAATGACCATCACTCTCAGGGCACCCATGCCGTTTTGGGTAGGGGAAACCTACGTGTCCGAGATTGCACTAAGTGGCACCAGTCAGGGAACCCTTTATGTGCAAAACCCAGCAGACTGTGAGCTCTGGCCCATGTGGACACTCACTGGGCCGGGTAAATGGACAATCCCCGACATGAACCTGAGCGCCGGACCCCGCAGGATCGAATGCCCAGCGCTCACCCGCATCCAATCGCTCACGATCAACACGCACCCGCGGGAAGAATCCTACGTGGCCAGCGACGGTTCCAACTTCGCCGGGCGTTTCGGTGGCGTGGAATTCCTCTACCCGATACCACCCCGCACGACGCAAAAAGCAATAGCCGTCAAAGTGGAAGGCGGAGAAGCGAACCTGTCATCATGCCAAATCCGCATGGTGGAGCACTGGCAGCGAGCATACGGAGGAGGTGCATGATGCAGATCATCCCACCATATATTGGTGATATTCCCCATGAGAAACTTGAAGCAGCCTGGAAACACGGACAGCAAACCCGCGCGAAACGTGCCGAGGCTCGCAGAACAAAACCCCTCATCAGGATTTGGGACGGTAACTGGAATTATGTTGGCACCGTCACCGGAGTTGTCATAGAGGCCAGAACCCAGTGGAAACTCAACGACACCGGCGGGGCAACCATTACATTACCTATCGACCACTGGATATCCGCATGGATCCTCCGATTCGATAGTCGGGACGTGAAAAATATCCATATCACATCCGACAAGGATGGCACCCGCTGGGGTGGCAGAGTCACCAGCGTCAACATCATTAAAAACACAGATGGCACTCGACTGCTAGAGCTTCAAGCTCTCCACGACTACGAAGAACTCAAGCACATCCTTGTGTGGCCCAATCCGCTTACGCCTGCCCCGGTGCAATTCCCCAGGACATTCATCATGATGGGCCCCACTGCCTGGGCCCTAAAATGCGCGTTGGCCATAAACCTCTGGCGGCTAGAAGGATCAGCATGGGTACTACCCAACGATCCGTTAGACCCCACATCATGGCTCGACACGTGGGACACCTCCCGATGGGCAATCCAAATCGCGCCGGGTTCGCTTGGCGCTGACCCTTCTCCGTGGACGATCGTGTCGTCCCGGATGAAGTATTGGCATGAGATGGCCAAGGATAAGTTGGAAGATGCACAGTTGATGGTGACGTGCCGGAGGTGGCTCACGGGTGATCCGTTGCCATGGCCACGGGCAAGAATCCGCCATGGTTGTCTCATCGTGGATATCGTGAACAAGTCCGGCTATTGGGGTCAGGATGGTACTGCCTTGCGCGGCAATGTGATTAGTGGTTTCGTCCGTACGGTACAGCAATTGACGAAGGGGAATATTGATACCCAATCGACAGTGGTGTCCAATCCGAACGTGCCGGAATATCAGAAGCCGGATTGGTTAGGTACTGTACCGCGTGCACCATATGTGTTGTATCGGGACGGCAGATTGTCCGGCCTGGAGTCCGCCCAGTTCTCCTACAAGCCGGCGACTGCGGTACAAGTAGTGGCCGGTGGACACTCCACTTATGGTGTCAATGAGGCCATCAGCGCGGCAGTGAGTATGTTGGGAAATTACCTGGGCATGTTTATTGCAGCCCCTAGCCTGGGCCCCATAGCTGATACGTTACTCAAACCGTTTTACGAGGACACGTTGTTGGCATGGATGGCGGAAAAGTCCGCTGACCGATCTAGGTCTCTAGGGTGGTCAAAATATTGGGAACATTTCTCCGATGGTTCCGATCGCGCCTACACCCTATCGGCTTTAGCGGTGCTGCGGAAAGGTTTTTGGGAAACGCGGGAAAAAGTATCCCATCAAATGAAAATCGTCGATGGTGCCCCCTGGCATGTTGGTGAGAATGGTCAAGGGCATTTCTTCCTAGGCGACCGGGTGGGCGCCACAATTATCGGGCTGCCGGAAAACAAAGTAGTGGTAGAGCAAGTGACAGAACTGGTGTACCGCTATAGCCGTGACCAAGTGGGCTGGGAAATAACCTGCGGTGATCGTGCTTCCCAGGAATCCCCCTTGGAGAAAATCCTGGGCCGAGTAAAAAATGCCACCGCAGCTATCCACGATCTAGGAGTGATCTAAATATGGGAATCCCTATTCAGTCGTCGTGCGATATGACGAATCCTGAGGAGCAAGCTCTATGGGCCCTGGTGGCTTTGCCAGGCCCTGGCGCTACCGCACCGTTGGTGTTGCCGGTCGATGTGATGCGGCAGTGGTCACAGCGTCTTTACGATTGTGGTTTCCGGCATCACCCAGAAGAACAAACTGTCAAGTACGTGCCGCCTGGCCCCGATACGGATTGGGTGATGGGTGCAGCCGGCAGATGGGTGCCTATTGACGAACCCCTGGACGCTGAGCAGACTGCCCCGGATATCAGCCACCTCACCATGGCGGAAAAACAAGTATTGCTGCGCCGGCTAGAAACCGAGATCCACCCGGAAACACCAGAAGGGACCGAAGACACGGCGAGGGTGATCGAGGATGAGTGACGATAAAAGCCTTATCGAATCCGGCACCTACCCGGTGACCCCTGGCACGGATGCGGTGGTGGGGGCCCAGGTCAAATCCATTACCGCGCAGACGGAGGAATCTGTCAAGGCATTGGCCAGGAAACGCGCTGAAACTGCATTGAATCTTGGTGATCAGTCACTATCGCAGATATTCACCCGATTCGGCACGGCAATCTTGAAGGGTTTGAAAGACATTGTGCAACTAGTGCGCGATGGTGGTGCGTTGATTGTGAGTACTGCGTTCGGGTTCATTAATGGATTGTTGGGGGATTTCGGCAGGGCTCTGAAATCGCTTATCACCCCAATGAAAGAGGAAATAGAGGCCCAGAAATCTGGACAGCTCATCCTGAACAAACGGTTGGACCTGGTTTCTGACACCGATGGGTACCTGTGTGCGTATCAGTCGAAGAACATCAATATCGAATGGTCTAGCGATAACTGGCGTAAGGTGCCTTTTGACGCCCAACTAGGGCCGAATAAAAACGCCTATATTTCAGACGCCGGCGATTTTATCCTGAACGCCAAAGGGCTATGGACTATTAACGCCCGAGTACGTGCTGTAGGGACCACCTATACAGGCGGTAACTTCTGTTACCTGAAAATCACGATCCTCAACCCAGACGGGAAAACGGAATACCACACCAGCATTATCGAGACCGAGGTTCCCTATAACCGGGACCATACGCTAGAGACGTTCATGCCGGTGGTGATTCCCACAGCTGGATACCAAGTTCGTATTGATGTGTATTCTGCGAACTGGCGTTGGTTCCGTGGTGGCACACAGCATTCTTCTCTATCAGCGATACGGCATTCCCATGATGCTGTGCATATGGGGACTGCGGAAGTATCAGATGAAACTAAGCCGAAAGGAATGTGATAAAGATGCGGAATTTAAGTATTAATCTCGCCGATGTTGGGGGCATTCCCCATGAAGGCGACTATGTATTGTTGTATGCTCCACGGGTGCGCTCTTCTGCAGATGCGTCGGATGGCGTGGTAACTACTACACCTATGAAAGTAACGTTGTCCCGTGGTAAAGCCACTGTACAGGTGGAACCAGGGCCGCTCATGGTTCAGCTGCGATGTAAAGGGCTCCGTGACATGGAACCTTTCGAAGTCGTCATTCCAGAAGGGGCAGGAGAAGCCCGATTAGTAGACGTCATGACCACACAATATCGATACACGCCTCGCGGCATAGCTCCACTGGAAGCGATTGCCGAGCGCGCCCAGGCAGCAGAGCGTACGGCGCTAATACATGCTCAAACTGCGGAACGCCAAATGGATGTACTGGTGGCAAGGACTAAGGATGCGATAGGATCTGCTGGTGATCTACTGCGAAAAGAGATCAAAAGTGATGTAGATAAAGCTAAGGGTATCAGGGAGGATGCGCTATCAGCTGCGAATAGTCGACGTGTGGCAGAAACTGCTGCTGCATCAGCTGCCAAGTCGGAGCAACAGAGCAAAAATTACGCTCAGGTCACAGAAGAATGGAAAAGGCAAACTATTGAAGCACGTGCTGGCATGGACCAAAAGGTCCGTGAAGCAGCAGAACACGAGGCCGCTGCTGCGGCCTCAGCGAAAAGTGCTCAGCAAGCAGAGTCAAATACTTTAGTATCTGCCCAGGCCGCGAAAACTTCGGAAGATGCTGCAAAGAAATCATCAGATCAAGCATCGAAGTCTGCTGAAAGTGCCCACGCTGATGCGCAACGAATAGTGAAATCTATGGCTGATGGCATTCCACAAGGTGGCATCACCTACGAGCATTTAGATACTGGTGTGATTACTCGCATCAGCTCACTCATCACCAAAGATATTGATGCTTTAGTAGATGGCGCCCCAGAGGACCTTAACACTCTTAAAAAGTTAGCTGATGCCAAAGCCCCTAAAATTCATGCTCATGAGTTGAGCGATATCACTGGTTTGCAAAGCAATCTAAACAGTCTTAGTTCTACTGTGAACCAAGCGCGGGATGAACTGCGTAAAATGTTTGATGCAGATTACGTTTTCTTCGATGAAAACCGTACTGGGATCATACATATTGGTAGCTGGGCCTACGTTATTGTTTACGCGACTAAACCTGGAGTAAAAGGTAAGATACCTGAAAAATACGCACACTTTACCCAAAGGGATGTGGTTTTTCCATTATTTACTCCAGGAAAACCGTCAGCAACAGGGTTGTTTACTCTTAGTACGACCGGAGAAATCTCTGTGGATTTTGTTGATCCTAGCGTAACGTTTGTACAGGGATCAGGGATGTATCTGCGGAAGAACTTCAATAGTTAGTATTGAAGCTTATTCAGCCGTTGGGAAAACTTATCTACACCGATAGGCTGAAAAAATAGGTAATCTAGCTTTTCCTTATTCCCGGAAACTAGTCATGCATGGGGGAGCTAAATAGGTTTCAACTGCGGAAATAGCATTTAAACCATTGGGAAAACAATTGAAGGAGAAAACATTGTTAACAGTTCTTGATTACAGTGCTGGCGTGCCGCCAGCTGCAGCGATTCGTGCCGCCGGCCATGATGGCGTGATCCGCTACATCAGCCCACCCAGGGCAAGCTGGATGCTAGGCAAACCCATCCAGCCGGCTGAACTCGGCGACCTCCAGGCGCATGGCCTGGGGGTCGCTTTCGTATGGCAGTTCGGAAAAGAAGATGATTCCGATGTGATGCGCGGCCGTGACGGTGGGCTAGCCGATGCCCGGGCCGCCCAGCGGAAACTTGACGAGCTCGACTGTTCTGACTATCCCGTGTTCTTCGCGGTGGATTTCCCTATCAGTCTTGACGAGTGGAACGCGACCGCTTCCGAGTATTTCCGCGCCTGCTGTGAAGTCTTGGGGCACGAACGAGTCGGTATTTACGGCCATTCCAGGGTGATCGCTTGGGCTGCTGTAGACGAGCTTATTGCTGACTTGGGCGGCGGAAAGTTCCTGGCGTGGCAGACTGCGGCCTGGAGCGAAGGCGTCCTATCCACGGAAGCGGTGCTCTATCAGCGTCCGGGTAGCGAAACCGTGGCCGGTATTGACTGCGATATCAATTTCGTGCTTGCCGACTACTGGGGCCAACACCCAAACGGCACCGCATCACGCGCCCCCAACCCCGTACCTGAAACCCTAACCCAAGAAGAAGGAGGATCCATGGAAATCCGATATGATGCTGATTTCACCGCGGACATGCCCGGCGTCGGCTACCGCTCCCTCGATACTATTCAGTCGATCTGCGTCCACACGGTGGAGTGCCCGCCAGAGCGAGATGGCATTGCCGTCGCCCAGTGGCAAACAAACCCCGCCAACGGCTCAAGCTATAACGTGCTCGCCGGCGGTGGCGGCAACCTCATTTTGTGCAACACGGATGATTTCATGCCGTACGCAGCAGGCCCCACCGGCAACGCCCGCTGCCTCCACATCAGTTTGACCGGCTACGCCAGCATGAACCGCGAAAACTGGCTTGCCGACGACGCAAAGCTGCGGCGGACCGCCGAACAGATCGCCAGCTGGTCGCAACTGTACGACATTCCCCTGGAATTTATCGACGCCGATCAACTCCGCGCAGGTGCCCGTGGTGTTCATGGCCATGCGGAAATCTCCGCAGCCTGGCGAGAAGTCGACCACACCGACCCCGGCCCCGGCTTCCCGTTCGACGTCGTGTTGGCCTACGCCGCCGAACTCCTCGACTCACCTAACCAACCACAACAAGAAGAAGGAGAACCACGCATGGTGCGCTGGATCCTAGACCAACTCGTCGGGCCCGAATGGAAAGACAACAAGCCGGTTTTCTCCGGCTGGAAAGCTACCGAAGGCAAAACCTTTGTTGACTTCGTGGCCGACAAAATCAAGCTCATCCCGGAAATCGCCCGCACGGTAGCCACGCTACCGGAGCGCCTCGACCGGATCGAAACCCTACTCAAGGAAGGAAACAAGTAATGTGGAATAAAGCCTTTTGGGTTGATGCTGGTAGCCGTGCCGCCAGGACTTTCGCCCAAGTCGCTATCCCAGCTCTACCTATCAGCATCTTTTCCCCCATTGACGTTTGGAAAGAATGCCTGGGACTGGCAGTAGCAGCCACCATCGCTTCTCTGCTTACGTCCATCTCTACATGGCGTATCGGCGCGCCGGGCATGGTGGCTATTGTTCCGCCGGCAACGCCCGCGCCTGCTGTTGAGGCTACGCCAACACCGGCTAGTACCACGCCGGCGGCTACTGCTGATACCCACACTCCGGCCCATCGGGAGGTGAAGGAATGGCCAACCAGCTAATCGCGCTACTTACTGCGGTGGAGGCGCTGGTCCACAGCCTAGACCCCGCCTTGGTGGTGGCAGTGGTCGATTCCGCGGTGGCCCTATCCTAGGACTGGAGGCCACATGGACCCAGTGACAGGACTATCCCTATCGGGTCTAGGAATTACCGAAAGCATCGGCATCGCACTCCTCACCCTGGTGACCACGCTGACCACCACAGTGATCGTGCAGAGAACCCTCTGGCGAACGAAAGCCTTGGAGTCAGCGGCGGCGCGTGCGGTTGCTGAACGGGAAGCAGAAACCGCAAAAGCCCAGCTGGCGCAGAGCGAACTCCAGCTCACCCTCGAAGCCGGTACTCGGCTACGCGAGGATCTGTGGCGGAAGATTGAGAAGCTAGAGACCCAGCAGACCGAAATGGAACACACCATTGACGCCATGAGATCCGAGCGGATCCTTGATGTGCAGGTGCGTTTAACACTTCGCACATTGTTGGAGACCTACCCGAATCCGCCTGGCCGCCCTGTCATCCCCTCAGCGGTGGAACGTGTTCTTGCTATCAGTGAGGACACTGATAATCTGATCCGAGACCGGAATGATACTTAGTTGTTGATGCCCTACCAGGTTTCTAGCCTTGGTAGGGCTTATTCTTATGTGCTAGTGCATCGTTGTATTTGGCATGAATTTGGCATATAGGGCAAATAATTTTCCTAACATACCCTTTTACCTTGAATTTTATATGGAGTAATTCAGTTCCCGGCGGCTCCACGCTGAAGCCCCAGGTTCACATGTTGGACCTGGGGGGTTTTCTTTTTACACTAGGGTTTATTGTTGGGTGCTCCTCTCATTGCGAGGCGCGTCAGGCTCAGTATCAGGAGTATGTTTGGGCTCTTTCTGACGATCTGAATTTCACTCAGTCTGCTCACGCTGTCGTCGTGTTGAAACAGACGGTGAAGGTGTGCCACACATGTGTATTCGCTCAAGTGGGCGGTGCAAGTGTACTGGCATCGCCCCGCAGGTGGATTGGCGCCGTCCATGCAAGAAGGTTGACATCATTGCAGTGGGTAGACAAACGATTTTCGTCCCTGCAGGAGCACATGCTCATCTTGGGTGGGTAAGCGGCCCCAGAGCGGCCCAAAAATGCGAAGACTGGTGTTTGAGAGTCATTATCTGAGATAAACGCATGGTGCAGCAGAGGCTGGAAGAGTTTTGCACCTGCTTACCTCGGTGGTTCCCACATCAGTCAGAGCAAGAAGCACGTCGCAACCACCCCGATAGAATTTGCCGCCTTGACCTTCTTGGCGACCGTCACAGTCTGATAATTGTCTCCCCCTGGGCCTCGCATGCAATCTTCTCTCATTCCCATGAGAGTCCATCTGCTGAGGTGTTTCGAGTGCAGTGCCCTGCGTCGGCATCGAAAACACTAAAGGTAGTCCCTTGGGATGGAACATCAGCATCGTGGGCCGCTCCTTGAGGATCGAGCCGCACAACTAGATCGGTGGGGGACTCTCCGCTTCCCTCGTTATCTCTGTGTGGGCTCTATCGAAAGCAATTCGCTTCCCGAGGTCTGTGAGATGCGCTCCTAGTCTCTGCAAGGTTGGGCACTATAGCCTTGAGATCCTCGTAGTCGGAACACTTTTCACACTCGTGTGCGAGGCGTTGTCCGACGATTGTGTTGAGTTTGGCTTACGTTACGTCGAAGCGTAGCAGCCACAGACTCAAGCGTTGCGTGCCTCAGCGATCAGGGCGTCCATTTGATCTGGGAAGTCGGCACTGATCTGTGGACCAATCTCCGGCCCCACCTGATCTGAGCCATCCCCGGAGATTGTCAGTCGATGGGTGATCTTAGTGCCACCCTCGACCTTCTCAAACTGATGGGCAAACCGTAGGACTAGATCGTTGAACTCAGTCTCGTCGGCATATCGTAAGCCCGGAACGAACTCCACGACCTTCGAGGTCATGGTGTCCTGACCAGCCGGAGTGACTTGGATCTTTGTGCCAACCCCTAGCGGACCCTCCGGGCGGAAGACATCACCACCAGGCAATACGATACGACCCGAGTGTACCCCCTCAAACACTGACCATAGACGGTCAGCATCGACATCAGTTACCTGACTATGCTCCGTTTCCCACATCTTTTCCTCCTTAATTTGAATATCACCAATAAATAACTCTACATAAATAGCAGGTTCTTTGTGTCTGAGTCAAGTAGTTGGCAGGATTCCAGGTGTACGGGCTAGCCTCAATGAGAGGATGACCTTCATGGAAAGGATCGAGAGTGTGGCTAAGTCGTTAATCGTCTGGGTAGTAGACATGGTTCACTTTGTCCGTGAACCTTACCAGAACGGTCTCACTTCTCCTATGAAATGGCCATATCGGTTAACTGTTACCGTGCTCGCTACACGGATCCGACGACAAAAATACTCCGGCCCCACCTATTCTTCGTCAAAGACGACGCCAGCGTCTGGTTATGCCAAGAACAAATATTCACCAAATTAGACGAATAGTAACCTTCACAACTCCGATACCGGACGAAAAAAGACGTCACCCGAATCGTCGGTGATTGACTATATCAATGGCTAGACCTCCAAGAAAAACACCTAAAACCCTCCACCATGGTGTGAACTGCCACCGTCACCCTCGACCACAATATTTTCACCATCACAGGCACAGTTGGTCGGGTTCTGTACTACCGTGATGCAAGCAGCAGTAGACCGGAACCTGATCCCCACTAATCCAGTGGACGTGACAGAAGCCCACCACAAGTTTAAGCCAGCACACAAGGAACTCTCGAAGCCACCACTATGCAGAAAAGCGTCGACAATTTAAATCCGCCCCATAAGATAATAGGTATTCTCACGTTTTCCACGGGCGTATAAGAGAGGTGCTAGGTCTTAGACGTAAAGACACCACCATTGCAGGTAGCGCCATCCTCGTCCACATTAGGAGAAATGCGTACCGTACCTCAAATGGTATGAAATACCAGGACATCCCCAAAACCAGCGCCAGCCACCGTACCATCCCTGTCTTTAAAAAATCCACCAAGACGGCATCGACTACCTGGTCACCATCGGCGACAGCCCAGACGCTTTCATCTGCACCACTGGCTCCGGCAAAATCATCCTAGATACCCTACAGGTCTGTTCTTCACCGTCCTAAAACCCGTGCCGGGATCACCGGACGTATCAGCCCGTACTCTATGGTCGGGCGTGGCTTATCACCACGTTGGCGGAGCAGGACATCATGATTCTTGCGATCAGCGAGCTGCTAGGTCAGGTGGCAGGAGGCGTTGTAGCAACTGAATAAGTTTCAAGCTTCCCGGGGGGGTATTGCTTTATTGTGTCGTTTTGATTGGCGAGCCGGGGCGGTTAGCGTGCCAGGCTTTCACCTCCTCTGCGTCCCATAGGGGTGTGCGGCCATCGAGGTGTGCTACGGGTTGGGGTGTGCGCCCGCCTGTGTGGTAGTTCGCCCAGGTGCGTGGGCCGATACTGCAGTAGGTGGCGCAGTCGATGACTCGCCATAGCACCCGGCCTGTGGCTTGGTCGGTGATGATAGGGGTTATCATCGGTCGAACTCCCTTGCTAACAGGGTGATGATGCCAATCGTGTAGATCAGCAGCCATAGTGGGTTCGGCCTGGTGTAGAGGAACACCGCAACGGCAACCGAAATGCCCCACCGGATTGATGTTTTCATTTCGCCTCCTTTAAGAAAAAAGGTAGTGTGGAGGGGTAACCCCCGCCCTATATACGGCATGGGGCGGGGAGGTTACTTCCGCTTTCCGCAGGGTGACTATAATCACCTCCCTCCACTATTGAGTTCTCTCTTTGTTCCTTGGCGGAACAGCTACCTATTATGCAGTTCTAGGGCGTTACGCATCAAGTGGTATTACTATAAGAATCACCCTTACTCGTGTTGATGTGGGGTAAGGGATGCTTGACTATAAAAAGTCTAGCTATGAAAACCGCGTCGGGGATTAAGAATATCTGCGATCCATCCAATCATGAACAATCCCGCTGTACAGGTGTATAGAACGCCTTTGCCAATTTTCCCTAGATAGTAGTAGTGAAGGCCTAAGTAGCCGCCGAAGAAGAGGCAGAGAAGATAGATTGTATAGTTCTTGTTAGCCCTTAAACCTGTATTAGCTTGCCGGTATCCCAGTCGTGACGGATTGGAGTAATGAGGTTCACTGTATTTCCGAACACCATATGCGTGACCGTCTTCAAGATTAGGGCGGTATCGTCCAGAGACATTATAAGTGTAGGGGTCAGAAGCATAAGGCACGAGCTGTGGGATTGGGCATATATCAGGGGCATATAGGTCCTTATCTGTCATCTCTTCAAAGGTTGCCGCCTTGAGGGTGACTTCAGCGGAGGTGGGTGTTTCTCTGAGATAGGCATGGCATACAGTAATGAGCTCTAGGGAATCGTAGTGCTCAATGATGGGGAGGAATTTTGCCCCTGTCGTCTTACTCAACTCCCCGATTCGCTTACCGTCTAGTCGAACCTCGACCCCAGCCCAGCGGGTGCGGGTGCCGAGAAGTACCTTGTGCAACGTCACGAAAATGTAGGTTTTCTCATGACCCAGCCCTGTATATGGTTGTAGTACATCGAGGTGATCTTTTTCCTTGGCAACCTGGTTAGCTCGTCCCCGGGGGATAACCGCCCATTTTCGTGAAGGAGGATTGTTAATAGGCGCGATCATGCCGGGTGGTTGCGACCCAACATGTACTGACATGTGAATGTCGCGGGGATTAAAGTTGGGTTGGGTTTCGTTTGTCCATAGTGTGGCTCTTACCCCGGCATCAAATCCACTGGCAGCCAGGCGTGCCAGTTCGGGAAAGTAATCATTAGTTTCCGAATCTGGTATGTGTGCGATAACTCGGTCCTGCCATCTGACAGATATCGCATGACCAGATTTGGAATGGGGATTATCCATTTCCAGTACGAGCGTTGCATCAAATCGGCGAACATTATGCTCATTTATTGGAACATGTTTTCTAATGTCGTTAAGCGCTGTTCGATAAAAGGATTCACCTACGGTTTCCTGATCGCACCATTCTCTGGTAGATCGGGCATCATAGATGCTGGGCATGATTGTCTCCTCATGATTTTATGAGTGTCCTTTGAGAAAGGCTACCCGTCAGTCCGTTATCCGTATATAGGTTTTAGATAAAGATTCAGTCACAGGGTCGAGGTTTCGTAGTGAGCATCGGTATGTGGTGTGACCAGCCTGGTAGCGCCGCTAGGTTTTTAATGTGTGCATGGGTTACTTCTAGCTCGGTGGCTATTGCTGTTGGTTCGAACTCGGTTTCGTAGGCTGTGTTGTATTGCTGCTTCGTGAAGAAGGTGGTCGGCTGCCCATTTGTCTGCTTTATGTTCTGCCTGTTGCGTGGAACAGTCATGGGCGTAATGGGTGTGTCCGAGTTCGTGGGTTATCGCACACGTTCGCGTGACGGGATCGAGTCCAGCTTGAACGTAGAGCGTTCGGCCAGGTCGGTAAAACACCACATTATATGAGGCATCTAATCGGTTACTTTCGATGATTGTGGTACCCATGAAGCAGAACCAAATTATCAATAGGTAGATTCATTTATACCTCATATATTCTGTTATGTAAGCTTATTTAGCCGTTGGGAAAATCCATCTACATCAGCAGGTAGAAGATCAGAAAGAACATGCTATCTAGCATGTCTTTCCTCACTTACAAACACTAATCATGTTTGAGGACACTGAATAAGCTTCATGATTTTGGAGCAACGAAGTAAAGGAACGGGGTTTATAGTCTGTTTTATGAGTGTCTTACGTGAAAATCCACCCGTGTCGAGGAACAGAATACATAAAATGGGATCAGCTTTACGGGAAGACGGCGTTGTTGCTACTCCTGATGACTGGGAAGCCTATTTGCTGCATCAAACGGAAATTGTTGGTGAATTAGTGAAGCAGTTGGGTGATTTTGCCGAGTCAAATTCAGAGGTTCTACTTGGCGGGGAAACGATGGAGAAAAATATTGTTCCTGGTAGTGGTGCCTATATGGTCAGTGGGAGGCCGAAAACTATAATTTCTCTCAAGGAGAAATTGCGGCGTATGCGAGAAACTCCATTGGAAAGAATCCAAGATGTAGCTGGTGCACGACTTGATTGCGATGTGACATTGACCCAGCAGCGACGCATAGCAGATGAACTGTGTGATCTATTTACAGAATGCGGAGCTACACGAGTAGATCTCATAGATTTGAGGGATGGTTCACATTCTGGATACCGAGCGATACATCTCCATCTTAGATTTCCCGCTGGTTTCGCTGAAGTACAGGTGCGGACGGCATTGCAATCACATTGGGCGAATGTTTATGAAAGCGCCGCTGATATCTTTGGTCGGCAGATCAGGTATTTACATGAAGAAAATTGTCAAGTATTACTGTCGCCAGCGGAAAAGAAGATTGTTAAGTTATTGCATGGTCTATCGGCACATACCTCTCAAGTGGAGAAGGAACGTGATGAATGCTCATACATTGGCCTTCATCCTGTTGGGGACTACAATGTGGAGAGCAATCAAGAAAAAATTCCGAGTATAGAATATAAGATTTACTACACCATCTTGAATAAACTGGATGAACAATTTCGAAAGATCCGAGGAAGTCGTAGAAAATAAGGGAGTCATGTCTAATGCCTGGATTTTTGCTTCAATACCATCGCAGAAGTGGTGAAGTGCATGTAGAAAAGTTTGATTCGCCTAAGCATGCTATGCAGAAGCGTATAGCTTTGGAATCTACCACGACGGATGATGATGTTGAGATTGTTGTCATTGTGAGCCCTGATGAACAGATGTTACGGAAGTCTCACTCACGCTATTTCGCTATGAGCTAG